ACTGGGTATTCATCATATCTTGTGCCATTTAGTACTCTATATGAAATATTAATCTAAGACTATCAGTATTTGTTGTATCAATAGCACTTCCTGCTAAGCCGCTAACGTATACTGAAGTAGAACCAGCATCTGCTTTTAAAAGCATAAGAGGTCCGCCTCCAGCTTCAGCACCAGAACTACAAGTTCCCATAGTCATAGCTCCAAAATCAGCATCGTTATCGCCACCATCAATATGAACCATACCTGTTGGATTAGCTGCTATAAAATTATCATGAGTAATATTTGGCGCATCATTTTGCGTTCCAAGGTCAGCCATATTTTTTTCACTGAATACTAACTCAAAATCATTACCACCTGATACTACAGTTGATTCTACTACCCAACTAACTGCAATTAATTTAGCTACTCCACCTTCTTCTAATACCGCATCTGGCAGTTCAGTAGAGTTAAATAGAACTTCTCCTGCACTATGTGCTGCTGCATTTACTGTAGGATTTATCGTAATAAGCTTTCTTCTACCTGTAGTTATGCTAGAACCAGGTGTTTTAGGCGTTACTGCAACTCCTGCGTTTGTTACTGTTAATTTGCTCATTTATTCCCCATTTCGGTTAATTATTGTAAATTTTTAGGTATAATATACTAAATAACTATTAAATATCCAAATTATTTCTTTACTCAGTGACTAACCTAGTCACTAACCAGTGTATACTCATCACTTGCGGGTTTAATATAGATTGAAACAGTGGAGCTGTCTAGTTAACCTAGTAACAAGTCTTGCTGTAAGTTACATAGTCAGTCACTATACCTTGGTAGGCTGGTAAATTTAACATTTTTACCCCCTAAAAGTCAAGGGTTTTGGAAAAAAAATTTAAAAAAATTTTTAAGTCTAGTAAAAACAAGCACTTACACCTATGATAAATCGTCCTATATCGCGTTGAAAAGGCCGTTTTTGAAAAAATAGCGGTAGAATGGGTGTGTCAGAGATATAGTGCACCACACCGCTCGAAATTACGCCCGTGTGGGGGTTAACTACGTTGAAAATGCTCACTGTTAATTCACCCTTGTGTTCGCATTTTAAACCTAGTTATATCCCCAAGCACTGAGCGTAATAAAGCATTTCGCGGTTTAGGTGCCTTTCTTCCCCCGTGCATCTTGCGATGCAAAACGTATCGTGACGAAACGTCTAACAAAACACACTTGAAAGTGAGGTATCAACAATGTATAAAAAATTGGTTGATTTTTGTAAAAAGAATGTAGGCAAATGCCTACAGTTAGGGAAAATGAAAGAAAATAAGTCTTTCATTATCCTTGATGTAACACCTAAAGCATTTGAAATGCTTCAGGATTACATAGCCACCGAGGGTATTGACGTCACAGCAAGCTATGACGACAACGGCGGCTCACGTCCTAGGTTGGATAAAAACGGTAAACCGTATCCACCTAGCGTCTTCGTAAACTACGATGCGATTGACGTGTCTGATTGGGGTGAATAACATCCCCCAATCTTAGGTAGATTAGTAAACAGTAGAGGCTCTTTGAGTCTCTATTGTTTATTTTATCGATGCGCACACACACACTATCAAGTGTATTATTACACATAAAGTCAAAATTAACTACATTAATGCAAGGTATTAGCTAGATACGCCAGAAGCCATAAAGTGGACAATTCCGCCTGTTAACAGTATTAAATTACTATAAGGCGGGTAACTAGTCCTTGCATTAAAAGCTTATTAAATAGATGAGGTTCTAGAGATATACTAGAGATGGATGGTGCGAGAGATTGGCAATGGGACAGAGGCAAGAAGAGCTGTTATTAGCACAATCAAAGGTGACAGGAGAATTACCTGCGTGTAATCTATTTAATTAAAACGTTCCAACGAGTTGGCTTGTATATCGCCTGCGAATAGATATACAACGTTGGAAAATCACAGGTAGATACGTATGCCAACTAATGCGTATCTATCCAGGTTAAATTATATTTTTAAATAGTAAGTAAACCACAAACCAAAGAAAGGGAAAACTATGTTAATTAACAAAATAAAAACAATTGTGAATAATATAATAGAGATAACAGAATATTGCTTATATGGCCTAATCAGAGTCATTATAGCACCATTTAAAGCTATCTCTATTTACAAAGACTACGTAGCTATGAAACAATATCATGAAGATATGGGTTACGTAGAAGTTAATAACTCTACTCATAAACATGATAACTATCAATCACAAATAGATAGTTTAAGTAGAAGTATTGAAGACTTGGCTCAAGGTTTAAGTAATAGGATAAATACTAATCATCAGCAACATATGAAGAGTATTGAAGAGTTAAATCCTATTACACTTAATCCTGATACAGTTACTGAAAGACTTGATAAGTTAGAGAATATTGCAAGTAAATTAGAAGACTTTAGAGGTTTAAAAGCTAAAGTTAATACTGTATTAAGTAACTCTTGGGATACATATTATCTTGATAAAAAGACTCTTGATAATAAGTTTTTAAAGATAGAGAAAAATCTTACTAAGCTTAAACTTGCTGATATGGACAACAAAAAAGATGTTCTTCAGAAAGTTCGTAATCTAGAAGATATTCAAACGTCTGAAATAAGTAAACTCAATGAGATAGAAAAACATCTTAATGAGGGTATTTTGAAAGAAATACGTGATTTAGGACATATAGAAGCTGATAGATTAGGTATGGAAGTAGCTGTAGAAGAGAAAGAGTTAGTGCGTGATGAAAAGTATAAATGGAAGCGTGAACAACAGTTAATAGAGGCTAAAATAAAGGAACAAGCTATAGAGGACGATATAGAATGGTAAGTAAATATGTTCCTAGTAACAGAAGAATGTTAATTCTTTGGGCTACTAATAGGTGGCCCAAGGAAGACATTAATAGATTTAAAAACATGTCTAAACGGCAACTATATTGGTTGTGGTACAATAAATCCAAGTATAGATAACCACACTAAGAGCTGTTAAAGATAGTAGTAGGGCTAGAAACCCGCTGACTCTATCAAAGAAGGCCGACATAATTGCGGATACTTAATTAACACTCTTAGTATCATACTTAAGCTAAATAGCAAAACATGAAACGTATAAACAATTGTAACATTAAAAATAATTACGCATTACTTTGTAAGAGACCGACTGCTTCGGTAATGTAGAGACTTGAATATATGGAAAAGTTGAGAATTACTTTAATGTTACATAATTGCGCATAAAACAGCTAGTAGTAGTTACTATTGATAGTATTACACTTCAGTATTAAGTTACGGTAGTAACTATTACTAGGCGCATATAAATCTGTCCTATTAAGCATGACATAAAACTGCTGTCAACTCGCGCCTCCTGAGCAATGTGAGGATTGCCCTATATAGGGAGTAAACTGCTCAAAACTTAATAGATTAAAATAAAAGGAGAATAAATGAACGTATATATAGTATTTTATATAGAACTTGTGCAAGAAGGAGGTATTCTTACACAATATCCAGGAGATAATGGTACAAAAATTGACGATATATATAAAGAATGTATAAAAGGTGTATACAGCACTGAAGAATTAGCAAAAAAAAATTGTAATAAAGGTGAATATATCGAAGAATTTAAAGTAGCAGAGGATGAACAAGCTGAAATGGATTTAAGAGATGCTGAAATTAAAGAATGGAAAGAATATTTAAAAAAGAATCCAGAAAAAGACATAACAAAAAAAATATTATCTAAATATAAAAAAGGAGAATAAATGTTATTTAATAGTATATCACAAGAAAATAGAAACTTTCTTGCATTACAAATGGCACACAAAGATTTATTAGAAGAAGGTCATGTAAATGAAAAAATTAAATCAAGCAGTGTAAATGAAGAAATTAAATCAAATAATACTGGTTTTAATTGGGGATATTGTATATACAGAAGAAATACTGTATTTCAAACTATAGGAAATGAAACTGTAGAAATAGTTTATAATTGGCCTAGATTTAAATGGTATCTTAAAACACAAGAGCATCTAAAATTGTGTAGAAAGTATGGTGAAATAGAAGATAATTACGCACCTGAATTTAATACTGGATACCATAATTATTATAAAGCTGTAAGTGAAAATGAGTATGAAAATAGATACATTGAAAGAATAAAGATAGCAGATAATATGTATTCTAAAGAATTTAAAGAATACATAAGTAATATAAGGGAGTTTTCAGGTAGTTGTAATTATTATGAAGACATTTGCGATAAAGACAGGCCTGTATATTCTGTTGGACACGGTCATAATAAAAGATTAGTTGTTCCTATAGAAAGATATGATACTTGTCATCATCCAGACCTTAACTCAGAACACGATATAGTAATTTATACATTTGATAAATAAAGAGGAGAATAAATGGGAAAAAGTAATAAAATTGTAAGAAAACAAGTATCTATAACTAAAGGTGAATTAGAAGTATTAGAAGATTGGGAAGAATTACCAGATAATACTTATGAAGATGCTATAGTTAATGGTATTATAAAACAAATAAAACTTAAAAAAAAGGAGAATAAATGAAATTAGTTAAAATAAAATGTAAACAGTGTGGTAAAAAAATGACTGTTTATGGTAATAACAGAAAAATGGCAATTGGTATAGATATAATTGCTATTCAAAATAAAGTAGATAAAGTAATACCAACTTGTAAACATCATAACTAAGGAGGATATATGAATAACTTATTCGCCTTATTAGAAGGTATATTTGTAAGTATCTTGTTATTAATAGCTTTATATGGTATATTATTACTATTAAGGAGCTGTATATGATAAGAAAAATAAGATGGTCTAATTTATTATTGTGGCTAGCAATATTAGGTGTAGGCTTGTTAAATATATATTGGATTGCTATTATGTTAAGGACTGTCCTGTGAGACAGAAACTAATAAAACCAGGTGGTTTCCCTCCCAAGCCGCCTGGTAATCCATCATATGATAAAAAGGGATTTTATAGTGATAACTATAACACAAAACTAGTCGCTTATAAAGAGAGGTATAAGAAATGGGAAACATTTTTAAAACCATTTGAAGAAGTATTTGGTGTTCCATTTCATTTTGTAAAAGATAACTCTTTTCAAGAAGAGTATAAAAGAAAAAAAGATTATGGCTTGCTACAGCCATTAAACATAGAATATAAAGAAGGTCAGCATCCCGCTGATGAAATATTCTGAGTTGGATTGTATCGTGAGAGCAATCGGGGCGTTAGACATGAGTTTTATCCTTTCTTAACATGTCATAGAGTAATTCATGCTCTATCTTTATTACGTCCTTAATACAACTCATCTAAAAAGACTGCACGTAAACTTATCTTTCGAGTATATTTCCGCACACATCCCCTTATTTGCGTGCAGTCTTGCAGAATTAAATAGGGCTAGAGGACGATTGGTACTTGATATAGTAAAAAGCAAATAACATACAAGTAGTGATTACTAGCCCTATCGGTTATGGCTGGCATACCTAACAGCAAGGTTTAAAGGACCGCGCGCCTACCTTGAAAGTATGCCAAGAATTAAATTAGTAGAAGGTCGCTGGTCTGCAGACTAAAAGATAGATAGGCACTATTTAAAGCACTATCTCCTTCTACTAAATATTGGTAACAGCATAAAAACTCCCTAAATAGCACTCAGTTTGCTATTTGACATTTCAAAGAATCTTCTTTCATTAGATTCCGATTATTGAGTTATCATTTTGTTGAACATTGCCTGGCTGGAAGTTGCAGGAGTTACCAAAAATTTGAGAAGTGTATACACAAAGCTGGAAGCATGCAAATAAAACCGAGATAAAATTCTATAGCCAGCCTCGGTGGTTAGCTGATGAACCATAAGCATCAGATACGCTTCTCAAAAAATTAGGCGAACAATCCAGTTTGCCTCATAGAGCCTGATTAGTTTAATTGGTGTTGCTTTTCAGGCTCTTTTTATAAACAAAAGATAAAGCACCAAGAAAGGACATATGATATGTCAAATAATACGTTTTACCTAGACACACCTAACGGAACTCCAAGACCAGAAACAACTGATAAATTTCCAACAGTTGGCTCTATTTTGGAAGATATTAACTTATCAATGAGCAACGTAATCATCAGAATCACAAATGGTGGTGTTGCAAGAGATAATGTTGATATGGGTACAGCAATCAACGCTGGGGATAGTGTAACAATTACTATGGCTTCTAACAAGTCTGGTAAATAAGAGGTAATTAACAATAAATAGACGAGGTGATGTAGCATATGAAGCTACACGATGGCATAAATGTGGTAAAGGTGAAATTCCCTGTGTAGTCTATTTAACTAAAAAAAGAAAGTAGAGGTAAACAATGAACATGTTTGTTCAAGTATATAGCATGCTAGAAGCTATAAAGAAAAGGGATAATAAAGTTATTGATGTAATGGTTAGTGAATTTGACCATTATGGAGAACAAGATTTTATTAGACCACAATATGATTCAAAGGATTTAGCTAAATCTCTTGTTAATCATGCAAGTTTCGAAATTGTTGACGTAATAACCAATGATGAAGAAAAGAATTGTCATGGTTTTAAAGTAGAAAAGGGTTCTTTTGAACTTTGGGTTAAGTTTAAAGATATTAAAATTAGAAGACGTAAAATCTTTAGGCTTGGCGATTATTATTTAAGATTGGTAAATAATGGTTATAGTAAAACTACTTGGAAATTTTATACAAAAGAACCAATAATAAATAATAAAAATGAAATAGAGTATAAATATGTAGCTGCAGCACATCCGCATATACAAAGTGGTATAGCTTGTATGGCTGATTGGGAAACTGAGATTAAAACATCTTTTAATGCACATAGTTATATAGGTGGTCTTGAAAAAATGCAAATGTATTTAAATACTTGGACTTATAATAGCCCACATTATCGTCCTGAAGTGTTTGAAAGAAGTATTAAATCTTATCATCCTAATTTAATAGTTGGTATGTTTGAAGTAGCTGAACGAGGTCAAGGTTATAATTTCTTAAGGCCTGCTTCAGTATTAGCGAAAAAATATGATATAGACTATGCATATAGTTATGATAAAATAATGCTTCCAAGTGCTAGAAAGAAAGCTTATGATTCAGAACCTTTAGGTAGAACTATGTTATTATATAACGAAGCAATAAAACCTCTTAATGAAGAGAAAATTGAGCCTGTGTATCAAACTCAAGAAGTAAAAACAGCTTGGATGACATTATTTTGGCATTTTGATGAGTTTTGTGATACACCTAGTTATGCTGAATTAACACAATCAGAGAAATTTGTCGTTACAAATGATTTTGTAAAAATAATGATTCAAAATTCAAATATTGAAAAAGAATATGATGGCAAATGGACTGATAGCATGTCTGCTGATTTACGTAGGTTAAATCAAAGTGTAAGTGGTCATTATAGTATGTATTTTAATAAAAAACCTAGACATTCCACTTATAGTGATTCTTTTAGCTTTTCACCATCTAGAGATGAAAAAGATTTAGACTTAAAAAGTAAATGTTTTAAATCTTATACAGCAATAAATTCTATTTTAAATGAATTACATAGTCTTCAAGATGCCGTGTATTATGGTGGTGGCACTAAAGACATAAGTTCATTTTTACATTCATGGATGGATTGTTGGGAAGGTGGTAAAAAGTTTAACGATTACATGGAAATGCTTGATTATGCTAGAAATTTATCATCAAAAAAACAAGTAATTGATGTATTTAAAGAATATCAAAAGTTAATGACACAAGCACAATCTATGTATGATGAATACGAATATCTATTTAACTTATCTTACAAAAAGAAACTAGAACTACAATATGCTGAACTTAGTGCATATGTAGAAAACTACGAAAGAGAGGCAAAAAATGGAAATGAAAATAATCATTCCGAAGAAAGTACATCAACAAGTGAAACACTTACTGAATCTGTTTCCTAAAACAGAATGGTCAGGTGTTGCATTTTATAAGATGGTAGAACCAGACAAACACAATTGGTCAGATACATGGCGAATTGAAGCATTTTATCCTATTGATTTAGGTAGTAGTGCTGCAACAGAGTTTGATGGTGAACAATTGATGGATACACAAGATAAAGCATATAAAGATAATCCAAAACTTAAAGAGTGCTATAAAGGTTTAATACATAGTCACCATGGATTATCAGGTGGTGCTTATATTAGTAGTGTAGATAAAGACCAATTAGAGCATTGCGCTAATAATACAGGTTACCCATCTCTTGTTGTAGCTCATGATTCTACAGGTAGTCCATATGCATTTGCTGTAAGTTATACAACTCAGCGTGGACATACAATAGTAACTGATTACACAAAAGCTGAATATGAGATTGAATGGGATAAATATAAACCTAAAGGCGCATTTGCAGAATGTGTTAAATCTCTTGTTAAGCAAGAAAAAGAAGCTAAAACTGTTGTTAAAACATCTAATATTGTTAGGTATAATAATCCTTATACTAGACAAGTTAGTATGTGGGGTTCTTATAACAATAAGGAAATCTACGATGATGATGTAAAAGACAAAAAGTATCAAAAACTACTTGAAGATTTTCGCAAGAAAGAAGATTACTATCAGTCTTTACATTGGAATCACCCTAAAAGTGATGAAGCTAATCAAAAAGCAACAGAAGCTGAAAAGAAACTAGACGATTATTGCTTTCAAATAGGATTGTTTGGAGGTGCTAGATGAGTAAAGATACAATAGAAATACCATTTACCGCCTTTAAAAAGCTAGTTAAATCATTTGGTGAAGAACTATTTAAAAGAAGTCCTGATGCAGATAGAGCAACAGAACCTTTTGATGTTCCATTTCTTGACCATATGCTTGAATTACAACACAATCATAATAGAGAAAGAGAGGAATAAATGTCAAGTAGATTCTTAAGGAATAAAGACATAATAAACCAAAAGAATCTAGAAGAAGTTACCATTATTGGTGCTGGTGGTGTGGGCTCTGCGCTCATACTATCAGCTGCCATAATGGGCTTTAGAAAGATTCATGTTTGGGATTATGATGTGCTTCAAGAACATAACTTAAGCACAACGATGTACCCACAACAATATTTGGGTAAGTCAAAAACAGAAGCAGCCAAAGAGTTAGTTAAATACTTTGGATGTGAACACACAGAAATCATAGAACATGGTGAATACAGTATTTTAGATGGTTTAACACCATGTGTTATGATGGCTCCTGATAATATGGAAGTTCGTAAGATTGTATATATGAATTGGTCTAGAAATCCAAAGCGTACAGTTCTTGTGGATGGACGTATGGGAGCATTGTCAATGGATATACATACAGCTACACCTTTAAGAGATACCTATCTAGAAAGATGGCAATCTAGTAAAGATATACCTGATTTACCTTGTACTGCAAAACATACAATATTTACAGCAAACACAATTGCTGGCTTAATGTTGTCACAAGTATATAATGTCTTGCATAATAGGTCATTTTATATGTATATTTATAAATCGTTAGCACCCTATTTATCACTTGAAGAGGGGCTAGTAAACCCAGCAATAATAGAAGGAATGACAGATGTTGAAAAAACAGAAACGCAAACCCGTGTCTCTAAATCCGAAAGTTCTTCTAATGTATGGAGCACCGAAAGTAGGTAAAACTACTATGCTTTCACAATTAGATGACTGTCTGATTATAGACACAGAAAAAGGAACACATATGTTAGAAGCATATGTTCAAGAAGTTAATAACCGAGAAGAGTTAATCCAAACTCTTAAAGATGCTATGGAAGGTCACGAATTTAAATACATAGCAATAGATACTATTGACAAAGTTGTAGAATGGGCTGAAAAAGCTGTCTGCGAAGAATATGAAGTAGCATCTATAGCTGATTTAACATTCGGTAAAGGTTATGCGTTGGCTCGTGAAAAAGTAATGAATACTATCAATGCTTTTAGAGACGTTTGTGAACATTTGATTATCGTTGGTCATAGAAAGGTTGCAAGAGCTGTTGTCGATGGCAAGGCTCTTGTTGAACCTGAATCTTTAGATATAACTGGTAAGCTGAAGAATCTGATTATGTCGGATTGTGACGCTATCGGTTATGTCTTAAGAGAAGATGACAAACTAATGATATCATTTAAAGCAGATGAATCTATAGAAGCAGGTAGTAGATGTGAACATTTACGAGGACAACACATAGAGTTTGATTGGAAAAACATCTATAAAACAACGAAAGGAGAAAAGTAGTATGGCGATATTTAGGCCAAAAGAAAGTAGTGGTAATGGTAGTAATTTCTATGGAATATGTAAGTTTGGTATATTAGGCTTTGAAGATAAAACTTCACAGTATGATTGGGCTGACTTATATCTAGATGTAGAAATAAAACAAGAAGGTAGTGACTACACTAAACAGTTAAGAATCACAGGTAATCTTGATAAAGATTCTAATGGTAACATAACTGGTGGTTCAGCTCTTAAAAGACTATATCACTTCTTTGATGTAATAGGTTGTACAGCAGGGCTAAACGTAAAAGGTGAATGGGAAAATGAAAATGGCGAAATAATACATGATATAGCTAAGTATTTAAACGCAACAGTTTCTCAAGATGTAATACCTGATACTGACCCAGAGTATAACTATATAGCATACATCTATAAAGAAAAACCTAAAGTTAAAGGTGGCAAAGTGTACTCAAGAGTATTTCAAAAAGTACAAAAAGCTGATGATGAAGGTAGAAAGAAACTTGAAGCTGACGTTAAGTGGTTTAAAGGCAAAGGTTTCATAAAAGAAGCTACTGAATCAGATACTGAGACACCACAACAGACTGTTGAAATGTCTGGAACAGGTATAGGAAACTTATAGTGCACGACTATGTTGAAATAGCAGTAGGTAGCCCTCGTCATAGGGGGCAACTTATTGCAAAGAAAGACTTAGTTAACTATATAAATCCTGAGCAACCATTGTATCGTAGTGTTTATCTATATACAAAAGAAGCAGTAAAGTTTGCTGAAGCTAATGGTGGTTTAAAAAACTACTTTGGTGAAAGAAGCATAGACTGGATACTTTTAGATGTAGATAAAGGTAACAGTAGTGATGAATACACACTAGATAAAGCAAGAAATATTATTTATAAACTAGATGAACTAGGAATAGATAAGGACTGGAGTCTTCAATGTTACTTTAGTGGTAGTGGCTACCATCTTGCAATTCATGGTGGTGTATTTAACTTTCCTAATAGTGATAACATACACTATGTAGTTAAAGGTACTATGAAAAATATATTTGGCGATGATATAGATAACTCTATATTCATGAGAACAGGTATATACAGAGTACAACACACTGTTAATAAAAAGACTGACTTGCACAAGATACCTCTAACTATGAACGAAATGCTTACAAGCAAGTTTGAAGATATACATGAATTAGCGAAGTCACCAAGACTAGACTATGCTTATTCAGAGTTAGTAGGTAATGGCGAGTTAGAAGATACAATAGTTCAAAAAGCCACTAGAATGGCCAAAATAAGCAAAGTTGTTGAACCTAGGGATGTTATCCCCTGTGTACAAGAAATGCTTTCAAATGGGCCACAAGAGGGCACGAGAAATCAAACCCTTATAAGAATAGCAAGTCATTTCTTTAGACATGGTATACCAAGTGAATATGCTAAAGCTGCTATACTACATTGGAATAACAATAGTTTGAATGAAAACAATGTAATAGAGAAAGTTGAGTATGTTTATAACAGAGGTTATAGATTTGGTTGCCAAGATGAAATAATGCTTAACCATTGTAAGACACGGTGCATACATTTCAAAAGAAAAGACTACCTTATTGATGTGATGAGCAGTGATGATTTACAAGCTAAACTAGAAGAAAGAATGAACTCTGACTTTTCAGGAAGAGCTCTACCTTTATCAGAAATGCTAGGTGTAAATAACGCTGACACAGAGATATACCCAGGTGAGTTAGTAACTATATTTGGACCAACAGGTTCAAGTAAGACAACGCTTGCACAGTGCATAGCACTAGGAGTAGATTTTGCTAATGATGATATTAATCCTGATTGGCAATTACCTACTCTGTACTTATCTTTAGAGTTATCTGCTTGGTATATGCATAGACGTAACATGCAAATAGTAAGCGGTTTAACAAAAGAAGATATAAATAGGAATCCAAAAGAGGTATATCAAAAGCACAAAGATAAACTTAATCATATGGCTATTCAGACTATACCTCCAACACTTGAACAAATACAGGCTAAGGTTAAAGAATTGCGTCCAGCTGTGGTAGTTGTTGACTACATTGATTTGGTCGAAACTCCACCTCATGTAAGAGGGGAATACGAGCAGATTAAATATATATCACACTCACTTTCAAGCATGGCTGTAAACAATGATTTAATCATAATTCAAGTATCTCAGGTCAGCCGAGAATACAGCAGAAATGAGGTACTTGACCTGTATGCAGGTAAAGGTTCAGGTGCAATAGAAAACGCATCACGTAAAGTGATAGGCTTGAATGGTCAATCTAACAGTCCTAACAAAACGCTAGAAGTGCTTAAAAACACTGATGGTGAGCTGTTTAAGACTAAGTTAGAATGGCAACCAAGCTTTAGATTAAGGAGAACATATGATTAGTTTCTTAAAAACAAATAAAGAGCTCGGAATAAGAATCTGGGCTCTTGAACTTAGCGTAGCCAAACATAACGGAATGCTTCATGATGAGTATAAAATACTTATTGGAGTATTCAGCTATGCTTTAATAATAACGTTCATGAAGGAGGCTAAAGATGCCGAGAAGAACAAACAGACACTCAAAGAGTCAAAAAATAATGCTGCATCTGCTTAAGGGTAAATCTCTTAATCAGGCACAAGCAGCAACTTTATTTGGAGCTTGGAGATTATCAGCAGTTATACATAACCTTAGAAAGAAAGGCTTCGAGATAGATATGGAGCACAATACTAGAGGTAAGTATAAAGGCTTTGGTAAATACACAATGCGTAAGACACCAACTGGCCAAAAGATAGGCAAATAACACACTAGTTATGAGTACTAATTCCAGAAGGAAGTCGCGTAGTCCTAAAGAGTGGGAAAAGAAGTTTATGCGTAAGCTTCGTCCCACTCACGGGACACATGCTAAGAGAATGTTTCACAGACTTATGAAAAAGTCGTCAACTCTAAAATCATCTTTGAAGAAGAGGAGTAAAGAGTATGAGGTAACATTTAACATGTCTCTTACAGAAATACGTGAAATGCTATACGCAGCATATAACAAACCTTGTAAATATTGTAAGAAGAAATTAGATGTAACTAATATGGTATGCGACCATAAGCATCCAATATCATCAGGTGGTGGCTCATATAAGGGTAACCTACAAATGATATGCGCATCTTGTAATACTAAAAAAGGACCTCTAACTGATAAAGAATATAGAGGATTTATTAAATGGATAAGTAAACAAGATGTAAGAGTGCAAGATTATATACTAAGGAAACTTGCAAAATCAGACGTATTTAATTAGGAGAAACAATGCCATTAACAAAAGCACAAAAAGAGGCTAATCTAAGGCTCTTTAACAAGAGAAAAGAAAAGATATTAAAAGCTACCGATAACGGTCGATGTTGGTGGCTTTACCAAATGTTAACATCAACTAAACGTTTTAAAGCAAACGATGGGAGATAAATGAAAAAGACAAGTAATTTTAAGATAACGCTTATAAATATACTTTGGAAGTTATGGGTAAAACCTCGTAAATTAGCAATACTTTTTAACCTTTCAGAAAGAACAATTTATAGGCATTTATGGAGAAAATAACCTGTTTACAATGTGGTAATATCGTTTTAGGTAGCGATTGTGGATATGCATGTACAATATGTGGATACACTGAGACCTGAAGCGATATTACATCAAAGATTGGAGGTTCCAATGAAAGGAGTAAGCAAACAATGGATGGAAAGATTCAGAAGTGAACTTAGAAAAATACAAAAGTCAACCAGTAAAAAGACTAGACGCGGAAAGAAGATGGTACAGTCGAGGAAACGCAAATAACTGGAAACCATCAGTAACAACTGTAATAGGTGAAGCATGTGCAAAGGGTAAACACTTTGAAGAATGGTTAATGAAAAATGGCCTAAATGCTATCACTATAAGGGATGAATCAGCAAGAAGAGGTACTAAAGTACACGAGTATATTGAAATGCTACTTGACGATGGTGAAGTAAAAGTAGATGATGAATTTACTCAAAAGTCTTTAATGAGCTTTGAAAAGTTTTATTACGAAGTAAAACCTGATGTGGTAGAGAAAGAACTGTTTCTTTATCATAAAGATATACCTTGGGCTGGTACACCTGATATAATAGCAAACGTTAATGGACGTTTATCTTTAGTAGATATAAAAACAGGAGACTACAGAAAGTCTCATGAAATACAACAGCTAATGTATAAGGATTTATGGAACGCAATATTCCCTGATAACCCTATACTAGACATGTATGGTTTATATACAAAAGGTAAATGGATAAAAGAACCGAGCTATGGATTTAGAAAATTTAAGGACAACGACATACATCATAAAGTATACGACTTATGGTGCTTTTTAAACTTTCCTTATGGAAAACCATGGCCTAAACAATTACCAAAACTAAAGAAGGAGTTTAAACTTGGACCCAAATCAGACACACGAAGCATTGATGAATTGTTGTGAAAAAGTTAGAGATTTATCTTTAGAAAACAGAGCCTTAAAACTAGAGCTTAAAAAAGTTCATAGAGAATTAAAAGGTGAAAAACAATTGAGAAAAAAAGCCGAGAGCTACTACAAAGAGCTCGAAGGCTTTTTAGCTCAAGAAGGAGAAAATAATGTCAAAGAAAAATAACAAGGGTAAACCAACCCGTAAAGATATAACTGATGCATTAAGATTTATCGGACAAAAGCTTCAATTTCTTGAAGAACTAACAGTAGCAAATGAAAACATTTTAGATGCTTACATTAGATTTAACAAAGATAAAGATAAATTCTTAGCATTCTTAGAAAAAGAATTTCCTGCAAAAGAGGTTGCAAAAGAAGAAGAAAGTAAGTAAATTACTATATGGATTTTTGTGACATATGTGGGGATGAAATAGACCCTTTAGAACCTTGCCTTAAAATCGCTCATGGTTTTTTGAATGTAGATAAGTCGTTTAGTCAAATGGCTTATCTTCACATTCATATAGACTGTTGCGGTGATACTCGTTTATTAAGCGAAATATTAAATAAATTCGATAAAAACTAATCTTCTATTTGTTGTTTTAACTGAGCAGCTGTTTGGAATGTAGGATGATATGCTAACTCATCTTTATATTTAGAACGTTCTCTTTGTATATCACCATATGGTATACCTGTAGTCTTTTCAATAAATCTATAAGGATTATCAATTAAATTACCACTAGCCCATGGAGATATATCTCTAGCTATCCTACCAAATGGCATAAATGTATAAATATGGTAATCAAGGAACTTTTCATAATCATCACTACTCATAGCTTTTAAACCTTCAATTGCTCTAGAAACAACAGGTGGAGTAATAGCTTGAAGAGGAGCTATAGACCTAGGATATAATCCCCAGAACGCTCTTTCTCTTTCTTTATCATCGCCAAACAATAATTCAGAAGCTTCTTTAAGATGATTATAAGGTGCAGGAATAGCATTTTCAAATATACTCATAGCATACACACTGCCAAGAGCATAAACTAATAAATCTATAGACGCTGTTCTTTTAAATCTTTCATACTCAGGAGTACCTTGACGATAACCACGTATACGAGCTTCACGATTAACATCATTTCTAAAACGCCAAGCATTCCAAGACCATAACTGGAAACGTGTCATTATCTTACCTAAACCTGTTCTAGCAAATGCTGGACGATTTACCGAATCATATAAGAACTGTGTAGCTTTAACACCTTTCTTAGCCATTTCAATTAAGAATGGATGGTCATGTTGAGTAATAGCACCACCAAAACGTTCCCAGGCTTTAATATAATGTGCCATAAACGCATCAGTACGCAGTTTCATTTCAGGTTTAGACATAAACTTAGCAGCAAATTCCATAACGTTTCTACCAACATTATGTTTTGAAGCAAGTTCACGAACTTTATCAGGATTTACTGTACCTTCTTTAGATACATTTTCAACTAAATCTTTAACAAAAGTTTTAGCTTTACTACTCTGTAAAGTCTTTTGCATTCCCCACTCATGTGCTAACATCTCAGGGAAAACACCTTGTTGTATAGCAAAATCTTTAATAGCTTGACGTGATGTCCAATTAGGATTTATCTGTTTTAAAAATCCATAATTATAAACTTTCCTAAGAGCAGAAGCACCTGCACTTTGGATAGTATGCAGTGAGCCACCAAATAAGTTAACAACAGCAGACTTAGGATGCGCAAGTAAAGACATAAGCTCAAACCTAGCTTCAAGATTAGATAAAGCTCTAACATCATTTACATCAAATTTATCTACATCTTTAAACGGTGTTTTAAGGCCAATAGCTTTTGCAACTTTATTCATTTTATTAGCTACAACATTATCAGCCCACCAAGCATAAGGTGTCCCTTTTATTTTCATTCCTGGGTCATTTAATATATACTCTGGAATAGTGCTTGGATGTCCTAAAGCATCTTGAACATATAAACTATACCAATCATGCCATCTATCTTTTAAAGTTCTTTGTTTACCTTTAGGTCCTGTCCATTCTTTAGCCCAACCCATCTCAATAGCTCTCATATCAAAATCAAATAATGTTTTTCTAGATAACATTTGAGCTAATTGTTTATAGTAAGTTTGATACATGTTACGAGTATAAACCTCAGCAACAGTAGCGTCAATAGAGTGGCCTGGAATGTGACTTGTTCTTTTATGCATTGAAGAAGTCATTTGTAATGATTCTTTCCAAGTTATAGGATTACCTTTAAACTTTTTAGGGTGCATTTTAGCATCAAAAGCATCCCAATTCTCTGTACCTGTAATCCAATCACCTGTTAAAGTTTTACTGCGCATTTGAATTTTTCTAGCTTCTTCTTTCTTTTCAGCAGCTGTCATAGTAGATTTATCAATTTTTTGCAAAGCATTTAAAAGTGCTTTACTTGCTAAACCTTTATCAAATAACATATGAGGCCAATAACCTTCTTCAATTTTACCTGTAGGAAGTGTTAATCCTATTTGAGCTCTTAGCTCTTGAGGTGTTTTATATTTATGTTTATACTGAGGATGCAACTGAACCATCATAGAACGAGCTATAGCTCTAATACCATCTATACCAAGGTCTGTTGTAATATCTTCACCTCTTTCGTATGCTTTATAAACATCTTTAATAAATCTTTGGTAATCGTAAATAGGTTCCATTGGCATTTTACGTTTACCACCATTAATAGGGTCATTTAAACTTTTGAAATCTTTATAATCATGATACATTTTAGTACCATGTTTACTTTTTTTATGATAACTATCAAGAAATTCTTGGTTGCCTCTAATAACTTTATCGTAAACATTTTGAAAATGATTTTTATAAATTTTTATTACTTTATTAGTAATATCTTTACCTGTCATTTCAATACGTTTAACTTCACCTTCAGGTGTTCTTTGAGTTATTCTGTATCTATTATTTTGAATAACATCGTAATTAGTGTCTTTTATATCACTTTTTAAAGCTTCAATATAATTACGTGCCCAAATCTTACCTTGTACATCTTTTCTGCCAAGCGTTCTAGCTACATTACCATCTGCTTCAAGTTTTCTTACACCAATCATTCTAAAAGCTTCACCTTCATCTATACCGTCAAGAAACTCTAGCTCTCTTCGTAGTTTAAACACCTCTTCATCACCTTTAGCTTGCGATTTATCCATAGCAAGTGTTATACCATGATGAAGCTTCTCTGTAATATTTGTAGGTCTTGCCATGTCACCAGAAGCAATATCACCAGCTTGAGTCATAAACAAGCCTCTTTTTTTCATAAGGTGAATATCATACTTCATTGTCTCTCTATTTATTGTAAGAGGAAATAACATTGTATATCTTTTTCTAAGGTCAGGAGTTTTTTCTCTGAATAATCTTTGCCAAATACTACCTCTTTGCAACTCTTTAAAATACCTATTTAGATTTTTTATATCAGCATAGTCCATTGCATTAAAATCTTTTCCTAATAAATCTCTAGTTATTAGATTTAAATCTTGCCCTACTTTATTATTATATTTACTTAATATATCAACAAGTTCAGTAATTTCTTGTCTAACTTGTTTAGGTATCAATTTCATATCAGGTTTACCATGAAGACCTTCATAACCTGTAGTAGTATCTTCAAGTATTGTTCCTTCAGGCAAATCTTTTTCAAACCTAATGTCTTTAAATAGTTTACGATTTAATTCAGAGTTTGGTGAAGGAGTTTTATAAGCTTTAGTCATTACTTGTGTAAAGTCGCCAACAAAATCTGTTAAACTAGCAGGGTCTATAGCTTTAGACGCAAATCCTAGTTTATTTACACCAGTTTCCATAGTACTATGTCTAAAAGTTCCAAGCATTAAATGGTCAAATAGTTTTCTAGCTCTTGCATTAGGCATACTATCTTTAGCTGCTTTAATTGCAACATCTAATTCAGCTTGATTTAATGTAGCACTTTTTTCTAATTCAGCTGTTTCAGGCACGCCAAACATTTCTCTTATAGCTCTTATATGTTTTCTTTCTACAGCTTCTTCAGTAAGTTCTTTTCTTTGAAGATAACTGTTGTTTTTTAAATCTTGAGTTTGTTTTAGTATCTTTCTAAACATTGTAGGATTTACTTCGACACCATCATAATATCTAAATATTTGTCTAACTGACACCATATCACTTACATCTTGTGTTAAAGCATCTTCAGAAAACTTTATTAATTCTTTTAATTTATCTATTCTATATTGACGATTTTTTTGAGCATAAGAATCACTAAATTTATCTCTCTCACTTCCACCAGGTCTAAATTGACTTTGTTTATGATTAATATACTCATAAAATTCAGGTAAATTATTAGCAACTCTTTCTAATTCTTGCTGTTCGTATAACTTTTTACCTGTTTCAAATACTTTTCCATCCTTAACCTTAATGCCCATTATCTTTAACATTAAATTGTTTGGTGTAACTTTAACGTTTGGAAGCAAATCTTTAAACATAGGTATTCTTTGAGTTATATTATTGTAATCATTATACATTGCAACTAAACGCTCTGGTGCTACCATTCTAAACGGACTATCATATAACTCTACATCTGCAGCTAAACGTCCTATTTTAATTAGCATACTATTATGAAGCCTTGAACTTCTAAGAGGTGAAGAGCTATTTTCTTTTGTAACAGAAGTCATTTGATTTATATCTATAGCGTCCCAAGATTTGTTATTGTAATAATCTCTACTATAAAGAGCTTTATTTATATCTCTAACTTGCCCTATTATACCCTCTTTATTAAATACCTGAGTTTGATTTTCAGGAGTTACTTCTGCATCTTTACCATTTATCTTTACTTTAAAATAAGCATTAGTTAATTTGCTCATATAATCTTTGTAACCTGTTAAACCAGCTACATCAAGAGGGTCAGACGTAAACGCTATCATTGAAGATGCTAATTTTCTAGCTTGTTCAAGTTCTGCTTTTTCAGTTCTAGGTATTAATCTTATTTCAAACTTTTTTCTACCTTTATAAACAGTAAATTTATGCCCTTGTTTCATTTGAAGCATTGCATTGTGAGCAGCTTTTAATACTTGAGCACCACTTACTGTACCACCTAATAAGTTACGACCTTCTACAGCTCTTTCTGATATATCTTGTCTCCATTGCGAATCATATTGCCACATTTTACTATCTCTAGCTTCAGGGTCAATACCTGTTTCTTTAATAGAGTCTTGCATAGTTAAAGATTTAACAGCTTTTTTATTTTTGTTATTATAAATCGTACCATCTTCATTATAAAACTCTGTCTTATTTTCGTGGAATTTATCTATCCATTCCTTTCTAAAACCTTCACCTTTATCGCCTTTTCTTCCGCCAAAAAATATGAAAGATTCATCACCATCAAGGTCAGCACCACCTTCTGCTTTCATAGCTCTACTGTGCATTAATATACCATGTCCAGGCCTATCTGTAAATCCTTTAAATACCATCCTTTGAGCTCCACTAACAGAGTCCATAGGTACTCTTACTGTTAAAGCAGTAAATACTTCATCTGCTTGTGCTTTTTTCTTTTTGCCAAAACCTTTTGAATCATACCATAATTCACTTAAAGTAGTATCCTCATAACCTTTAATAGTAGTTTTAAGTGGCATTCTTTTAAATGCATCATCTAGATAAAATATTTCATCATTTGTTTCTAATTCACCAAATTTCTTTTTACCTTTTGAATCTAATTCTGTTTGAAACCATTTATCATAACCACGCATACGGGCTACACCACTATTACCTATCTTTGGTCTACTAAGTGAGTTAAATACATAGTTTCTAATTACTTGGAATCTGTATGGCCTTATCCATTTATGCATTAATAAAGGATTAATATTGCCTTCTCTACCAATTAATTGCTCTCTTGTTTTCCATTGTTGTCCAGCTTCTACTATTCTATCCATAGAGCTGTTAAATTCTTCCATATTTTGTATTAATTTTTCAGCTTGTTCAGGAGTCATTTCTCCATCAGCCACTCTATGCATTACATCTTCTTTTTGTATTTTCATTAAACGCATATAAGCGGCATCGGAAAAGTTTGTAGGATTACCATTTATTGCATCAAGTAATTTATTAATACCTAAATCTTCTATATTATCTTCTAATAACCTAAGTAATTTTTTACTTTTTGGGTTATTTTTATAATCTTCATATAATTCATTTATCTCTTTTTTTCCATCAAATTTCTTTAATACAGTCTCTCTGTAAAAATCTTCAATCATTTCTTTAGGAAAAGGTTCAAATGTATTTTGAGCCATTGCCATTAATAACTGTTTAGGCACACCATGTTTATGCATAGTTCCATTAGGATTTAAACCTACCATAGCATCATCATTTTTTACACTATAAGAATATTTAATATCCTTTAAAGGCAGTTTATACATTGCAGTTAAATCATCTATTTCTAGTTTATTATTTTTAACATGGTAATCAGTTATTTTTCTTTCACCTCTTTGTTTAACAGCTGATTCCTGCATAATCATATGTACACCAGCTTTACGCATTTGTCTAGATGCTTTTGGTCCTGCGCTATGCATCATATACTTACCAAGTAAAGCTCCCATTTGCCCATCAGGACTAACAATAAACGATTTACTATTACCACTTTGAGGCATTCCAGCATCTTTAATAATAGCTTTTAATAAATTATCTTCTACAGTTATTTGACCATCTACATGCTCATCCATTTCAGTATTTTTACTATCTTTATCTAATTTTTTCTTTCTTGTACCTTCATATTTAGTAAATAACTCAGGGTCTAAATCTCTTACTATTACATAATTAGCTTCATTATTTTTTAAAACATTATTAAATGCGGGATTTATATCATTTATATCAGCTTGACTTAATCTTTCTATATATCTTTTATAATTACTATTAATAAAATCACCATCAGCTCTGTAAGTAGGTGTAAACCATATTTGTTGACGTTTATTCCAAGCAGTAGCATTTTTAATATAACCTTTACCTTCAAATAGTTTCTTTAAAACCTCTCTATATTCTTTGCTTGTTTTAGGTTTAAATCCATTTAACCCTATGTCATACATAATATTACTTACATAGTGGTCTTTAGCTTGTTTTTCATTAAAGAACTTGTTTCTTTTTATAGCTTGATTATAATACTTTCGATTATTACCATCTCTTTTTAACTCTGTTATATATTCGTTTATATATCTTTTAACATTAGCTTTCTGTAAATCAGGGTGTTCTTTAATATATATAATTAAATCATTATCACCTTTACCGCCAAAAGGATAATATCCTTCATCAGCCATTTTTTTATGAGCTTCTTTAAGTAATGAATTGTACGCATCTCTCCATGTTACTTTTTTGTTAAATCGATATGCATTTCTAAGAAGCTTTCTTACATCTCCTAGTCCGCCATCTATCCATTCACCTTTAGGACCTCTAAATGTCATATTATCTAATATAACACTAGCTTCAGGTACTTCTTCGCCTTTGGGTGTAGCTTCTTCTAAAACTCTTTGGACTTCTTTTTTAGGCTCCATGCTTTCTTTTCTATTTCCAGCATTAGTAAAACCACCATCTCTTAGTTTAAAGTCAGTTATTTTACCATCTGTATCAACGCTCATATTAACATATCTAACAGGTTTAGAAAAGTTACGTCTTGTTAAAAACTGTCTTAATTCATTTTCTGTTTCTTTCCACTTCTTAGTGTTAGTTTTTAAGTCGATATTTTCCTGTTTTTTAAGAGTTTTTACTATATCTTGAGTTAACTCTTGGGTATCAATTTTTTCGCCTGGTTTGTTGTATTTTTCGCCACTTACGACATCATCTACTACTTGAGTTAAACGTAACATTTCATTTCGTTTATCCATAGGCTCAAAGTCATCTTTATCCCAATACTTTTTTAAATGCCTAGTTACAAGATTTTCTGATTTTTTTGTTAAATCAATAGCAGCTATCATACCAATATCGTTACCAGTATCATTCATTCTTTCGTTTTTAATTTCACCTGCTTTATCTATATATTCAAAAGGTTTTAAATCAAGTTGAATTTTTTCTTCCTTAATAACTTCTTCAACCTGTCTTTCTAACTTACCAAGCTCTGTTTCAGCAAGCATTTTTTCTGTGCCTTTTAAAGTAGTTATTTCAGCTCTTTTTTTACTTATTTGCTCTGCTAAATCTTTCTTTTGGATATTTAACTCATTTAATTTTTTTTCAGTTTCTATAGCAAGACCAGTTGGTTTTTTACCAATAACAGCATCTTCTTGCATTCTGTTAAATCTTTCCCAACCTTTTTGTGATACTGTTTCTAATTTAGTGTCTATACCAAGGTTTTTAACAAACATTTCAAGCATTGCTGTTCTTTCAGGATAAGTTTCACCTTCTTTTAGTTGGTACTGAGGTCTCCAATTTTCACTAGGTTTACCTTTACCATAATAGTTAGGGTCATTTAATTCTTTTAAAATTTCTTTTTGAACTATAGGGTCATACTTTTCCCATGTTTTTATAAGAGTAGGGTCTCCAGTTGCTTGAGCTTTGTGGTCTGCTTTTTTACCTTTAGTACCATACATTTGCTCGTTTCTCTCTTTAAAAAACTTAGCTTTGTCTTTTTGTACCCAACTAGCACCTCCACCACCAAAGTATGCACCAAGTAAATATTCATATACTTTTTCAGGTGTAGTAGCTCCAGCAGCTTCAGCATGCATTCCTTGGTACATAGAACCTGCAAATGCTCTTAATAAATATTTAAATGTTCCACTTCCTGGAACTGCATTAGCAAGTATTTGAAATGCTGCACCAAATTCACCACCACTTCTAGCAGCCATCATTACACCATCTACACCTTGCTTCCAATTACTTACAGCACTAGCAACACCAAGCTTCATAGCTTCTTCTGCTACGCTTTTAACAGCTCCACCTGTTATAAATTTACTTGCAGTATTAGTAGCATCAAACCTAGCAGTAGGAATAACATTTTTTACAAATTTACCTGTAAGTTTAGTAGCTTTTTCACCGACATATAATGGTATAGATTTAAATCCTGCTATTTTAGCAGCTGCATTTCTAAGGCCTAATAACTTTAATGGTTTAGCAGCCATACCTGGAGCAAAACCAAGTAAATGTCCTACATTACGTGCAATAGCTTCGTATTCATTATCAGGCGCATCTACAGGGCTAAATGTTGTTAAACCTTCTGCTACACCACCCATAAATTGTTTTATAGCTTCTGATATTTGAAAATCACCTTCATAGAAGCCAGTGTTATGGTATATTGCGTGTTGTTTTATTGAATCTATATGCTCAGGTTTAAATGCTTTAGGATTGTTTTTATAAGCATTTATTATGCTATCTAATTGTTTTTTTGTGTATCTAGGAGTGAACTCTGCAGGGGTTGCAGCCTTATCTCCTTGAGGTTCTGGTTTACCACCATACTCATAGAATCCATAAGGATTAAAAGCCATATGTTTTTACTCCTCGTCTGAGCCTAATAATTGTGCAGCTTGTAGCGCTAATAATGCAGTCATTACAGGATTTCTTGCAACTGCTCCTTTAATACCTTTACCACCTTTAAAGCCTTTCCATCCCTTTTTACCCATTTCCATAAACTTTTCTTTTGCAGTTTTAGGTGTTTCTGGATAAACTATTTTTCCAGTCTTATCAGCAGGTCCATATTTTTTTATTGGTTGTTCTTTAGAAACCATTTTATATTTTTTGCCTGCTAAATCTTTTATTTCATCAGAGCTTGCGTTTTTTAATAACTCAGGTACAGTTTTACCTTTTTTCCACTCACTAAAATTCTTATAAGTCTTTTTTGGATTATCATATTCAAAAAATGATTTATCCATTTCATATCGTTTTCGAGTAAATTTATTTAACTTTTCTCTATCAAAGTACTCTGGCGCACCTTTTATACCCATATCTTTTGTAGATACACCTTTTTGTTGTACCATAACTTTTTCCATTGGTACTTTAGCTTTACCTTTTCCGCCCTTACCTTTAGCTTTTTCTTTAGCTTTTTCAGATTCTTTCTTTGGTTCTTCAGGTGGGAAAAAATAATCTTTTGCTGTTCCAAGTGCTGATGCGCCTGCGCTTATACCTTTACCTGCTAAATAAGCACCTCCTAATCCTCCACCTATTACCCATGCTTTATTATCTTTAGCCCAATCCATCCAACTTTGTTCAGGTTTAAGCATTTCAACCATTGAAGCTTTAGTATTAGCATCAGAAGTCAAAAATATATTATTTATTCTTTGATTAGCTATAGGGTTAGCTTGTATAGCTTTTCTAATATCTTTATCTTTCATACCCATAGTATTGGCACTATTAATTACTTGTAAGAACTTATTATCTTCAAGTTTTTTAAAGCCATCATATTGAGTCATGAATTGAGCATAATCAGCTTTTACACCACGTTCTTTTGCTAGTTTATTATATTCATTCCATAATAATGTTTGATTAGGTAATAATTGAGTAGGAAATACTATTGATTTAGTATCAGGATTATAAGAACCTACATCACTTTGAATAAAGTTTCCTACATCCCCCCAAAAGGCCTGTTCAAAATTGATTTGCCTTTGTTGATTCATTTGTTGAAATCTTTGTCTTATATTACCTAAGCTCATTATTTAGTCTCCAAATCCAAATGCTTTATATAAATTATTCATAGCTGGTCCAAAGTTAGCAAAAGCTTGTTCCCAAGTGCTTAATGGTTCTGGTCCAGCAGGGCCAATAGGACCAATATTTGCAGGTAACTGATAAGGTACCATTGGTCTCATATTTCTTTTTTGAGCTTCATACTCTTCTTTTCTAGCTTTTTCTTCTCTTTCACCTGCACGAATCTTTCTATCTATATCTCTACCCATACCTCTCCAATCTTGTTCATAATCAACAATTGGTAATGGTGCAGGTTTATTAGATTGAAGAAAATCAGACATCATTTTATCTGTAGCTTCTTTGTTTTGTTTATCTAAGTAGTCTCTGTGAATAGTAGCACCAAAATCTATTTCAGGTTTTGCCCAAGGGTTTTTAAATTGATAAGGTGAGAGCTGATATGCTCTTTTCATTTTTCCAGGAATATTACCTATAGCTTCATATCCTTTTTTTAATCCACCAGGTGCTTTTTGTAAATATTGGCCTAGTAAACCTAAACCTTTACCAGCTGCGCCTATACCTTCTGCTGCATATTTACCAGGATACCATCCTTTTTGTCCTAATGAATGTCCTATACTATATCCTGCTTCAGCCTCTTTTAATTCTTTTGCTAAAGTTCTTGCTAATAATGGTGAAAAATCTACTTGTGCCATCTTATCTCCTATTTAAATGCACTAAAATAATTTGTTGGTTCGTTAGTTGTTGTTGTACTAGTATTATATAAACTAGGGAACATTGATTGTACATCAAAATTTGGTGTTTCCATACTTTGTATTGTGTCTACGATAGGATTTACAGTTTCTTGTTGTCCCATCCAATAATCAAATGCTCCTGTACCTATGTTTTGAAGTGTTGCACCTAAATCAAATTGAGGTTTACTTATATCTCTTTGAGTTCGTAAGGCACCCATATATTGGTCACCTTCTGCAGCTTGAGCTATTAGATTATAACCTTGAGCTTCTCTAGCCATTCGAGAATCTAGTAATGTTTTTCGTAATTCATTTTGACGTTTTTCTAAATCAGCTTGAGCCCATTGGTTTGTTATACCACTATAACCACCTATACCGCCTTTTGCAACTCCTCTACCTGATAACATATCTGCAACACCCATAGCATCATATGCGCTTTCCGTAATTCGTTTGTCTTCTTGTAGATTATAAGCAGAATTAGGAGTAGTCATTTCTAATCCTTTATTACCTATTTTATTTATTTTATCCATATAAGGCTTAAAATTAACATCTAAGTTACTTTGGTCTGCATCGTTATTATTAGCGCCAAAAGCACTTAATAAAGACGGGGCCATTTGCATTGCTGCACTAGCAATCATTTGCCAACTCATATTATAAATACTCCTTTTTAAAGGTTTTCATCAATCTAATATAATAAATATGCATAACTTATGCAAGTTATTTCTTCTCTTCTTCGTCTTTTTCTTCTTCTTTTTTCTCTTCAGCTATCATAGCTTCGATTAGCTCCATAGCTCCTTGTACTTTTATTAAAGTAACTTCTAATTGTTGTTGTTGTTTTTTTAAGTTTTCTAACTTTTGTTCTAGTTCCATTTGTTCTCCATTTTAATTAAAAACTACGCTATAATATACAAATATTATTTATCTAGAGCAAACCAAGATGTTCCATTACAATACAATGTCATTCCACCTCTTGTAGAAAGTTGAACATCTGAACCTCCACTTAAAAATATATCTTGATTTCCCGTTCCTTCATTATGTTCTATAATTATTCTTCCAAATCCTGAGTCTACTTTTAATATATATAAAATTTGTCCTTGAACACCACCTGTTAATCCTCCAAGCCTATTGGTACCACTTGGTGTACATTCTACTACTGTTACTCCTGATACATCTAAATCATCTGAATCACCAGTCAATGATACATGCTTATATGATACAGTACCTTCTACGTCAAGTGTAGTAGTAGGACTTGTAGTACCTATTCCAACATTACCATTTGACTTTAGTACTGTAAGCACTCTAGCACTTGTAATATTTGCTCCATTAGCAATAGAATAATTATCATCATAATCAATACCAATTGTCCAATTAGTATCAGAAGTAGTATATCTCATAATATTAGCAGTATTACCTGTACTTTCTAATAATAAGCTTGGATATGGACTTGCTGTGCTTATATGTAATTCTGCGCTAGGACTAGTAGTTCCTATGCCTACATTATTATTAGTAGAATCAACGTGTAATGTACTTGTATCTACTGTTAAATCAGCTGATACTATTAAATCACCTGTTATGTCTACTTCTCTTTCATCACCTTTAAATGTAACATAGTTAGTAGTACCATGTGCTATAACTAAATTATCATCAGGTCTTATATACATATCTTCATCTGATTCTATATATAAATCTTCAGGGTTATCAGAGTTAGTATATATCGTAGTGTCTGTACTGTCAAATTGTATTTTTTTCTCACCTGATAAATATATATCCCCTGTAAATACTGCGTCACCATCATTTTCTATTCTAAATAATTCAGTAGCAGTACCATCTGTTCCACCCTTTAATACCTCAAATTGTCCTGTTCCATTGTTATTACCGTCTACTATTACACCAGTATTTGTTTTGCTGCTTATTAATGTTTGGTTTTCAGGACTTCCTGAATCATCATCAAACTCTATAAAATTCCAAGTATCATCTGTATTACTTCTTAACTTATGGTCTGCATCTATTATAACATCTCCATCAACTTTTACATTACCTATAACATGCAGTTTCTGAGAAGGTGTAGTAGTTCCAATACCAATATTACCACCATCAGCAATTACAAATCTATACGAAGTATCATCATTTTCGTATATATAAAAAGCGTTAGGAAGACTATTAGCATTATTTCTTGCACCTAATTCCCAATCGCCACCATTAGTGTTAAGTTTAAGAGTAACTCTACCTGAAGATGCACTTTGTTGAGTTAGCGTCATTAGAGCAGTATCACCTGTATTGGTTATATTTAACTTACTACCAGTGTCACTATTTATTCCTATAGTTCCTGAAACTTGCAAACCTGTTAATGTCCCTAAATTTGTAAGTGATGAATTAACTACTCCACTACCTAGTGTAGTAGCACTTAATTTACTAACACTATTTATTTTGTACTCATGTCCTGATGGTATATTAATATGTCCATATCCTGTTGCATTTCTATCAAAGTCTTGTATGAAAGGTTGTTGATTAGTATTTTGACTTGAGTAAGAAGACATTACTCCTAGGTTTTTTATGCTAAAAACTTTACTTGTATCTGCATATTCAGGTATCGTTACTGTAATTCTAATATGTGTTTCTGAATTGTGCATACCTGTTGAATAATACATCATTAACCCAAATCCTGTTACAATACCTGTTGTATGCCAATCAGTAGTAATACCTGAATTAGTAGTCCAATCATTATTACTATCATCACTAGCATCAAAACTACCATCTAATCTTTCTACTTGCATTGTAGGTGTTATAGGGTTACCTCCTGCAGCAGCTGTGTTCCAACTTAATCCTGAAGTTATAGAACTCCATGTATTTTCTATGTAAAATAACTGGTCATCTGCCCAAGTACTTGCTCTTTCTATTACAAATCTAAATTTCCTTTTAGTATTAGAAACTTGGTATGTTGTAGCTCTTCTGCCATCAAGCATGTTTTTATAATTATTTATATTACTACTATCATCTACCCAAGCACTTGATGAATAATCCCAATATTGAATTATTTGAGGTGTTTGAAATCTTATTAAATCTGTTTGTGTAGCATTAATAAACAAAGGTAAAAACATATCGCCTGTTGAGGCAAAATATCCATGTGCATTTTCAAACTCTAATCCTTTAACAGGCATATTCATTCTACCATTATTACCTATTTTAAAATCATAAGTAGATTGAGGACCTTCACCTATTGTAACTGTTTTTTCAGCTGAATCAATAGACATTAATATATTAGAACTACTGTTTTGCCATTGATAGTTTACATCATTATCAGATGTTTTTAAAAGAAAAGTATTAGTTGTTAAACCTGCATCTACATAGTCAGTACCACTATCATCACTAAATTTAACTTGAGGCCACGCTCTGTAAAATCTACTTTGAGCACCATGAGTTACTCTATTATTAACTCTATCCCATACACTCAAATCATTGTGATTATTACTATCTACCGATAAGGTATTAGCACTACCATCATAACTAAGTTGTATATAATTATTACCATTTTCTGATTCTGCAAATCTTAAACTTGCAGCATCTGCAGGATTACTGCCATCTGCAGTAAGCCATAACTTTGTTCCACTTGTAGAATGTATTTGTAGATTAGCATCAGGACTTGCAGTGCCTATTCCTACTTTATTGTTAGAACTGTCTACAAATAGTGTGTTTGTATCTACTGTTAAATTACCTGATATATCTACACTAGCATTCATATCTACTGTTGTAGTATTTATTTCTATTTCATTAGCACCATTTTCATTAGCAGCAATAATTAATCTATCTAAATCATTATCTATGCCAATATATGCTCGTCTTGTTCCATCATTTTGTAAGAATTGCATATATGCCCAAGAATCATCTGATGTTTTAAAATTTAATTGTGCATCTGTTGCAGTATGTATTGTAACTGCATTTGAAAAAGTTTTTGTTCCACTAAATGTTTGAGTACCAGATAAATGTGCTGTGTCTGAATCAAGATATGCACTTGCTATTACACTTCCTTTCCAAGAGCCTGTAGTAATATCTCCATCGCCATCAATAGCAAGTCTTACAGTATTATCTAACTTTAATTCAAAACTGTCATCACCTATTGTAATTTGATTGTAAGAGGTATCATTATAAACTCTACGAAGAACCAAATCTTCATTATAAGATGCAATATATTCACCATCAACTACAACAGGTTCATCAAAATAGTATCTATCTCTATCAGTATAAAAATGTGCCCAATTTGTATTTGCAGGACCTATTTGCACATATCCGTGATTTGTATGCACTCTAAATTGAGCACCACTTACACCTAAACTAACTTCATCATTTGTTCCTGTGTCTGCTGCAGTTCCTGCTATTAATACATCATCACTAAACTTTTTATGTCCTGCTACTGTTTCGTCACCTGTTAACCCTACTTTAGTTGCTATACTATTAGTAACAGTAGTAGCAAAGTTAGCATCATCATTAAGTGCAGCAGCAAGTTCGTTAAGTGTGTCTAAAGCACCTGGTGCAGAATCTACAAGAGCATCTATTTTAACTTGTGCTAAAGCATTTACTTCACTATCAAAATCTGTAACTTCATTGTGAGTTATAACTATATTGTTAGCATGTATATTTGTAGAACCTTGGTCAGCAGTCCAATCTATTATTTCATCTGCTGCTATACCAAGGTCAGATAAGATTTGTGCGCCTGTTCTGTACTTAACATTATCAGAAGCATCTAATACTAAGAATTTATCTGGGTCAGTACTAGCATTAGGTACTGTTTTCATTTGTAATGCTGATTGTAATATAGTATTGCCTGTAGATTCAAACTTAAGGTTACCAAAACCTTTTACAGTAGGAGTTGCTACAGCTGATGTAGATATTTTAGTGGGGTCTAAATTTAATGTTAAACGTGTATTGCCTTCATAGCCGTAGTTAAACTGGCCACTAGTCATGTTTACTGTAGGCGGGTCTGATAGGTCTTTATCTTCGTCTATTGGGCCAAAAGAAGCATTATTATCCTTATGCCAACCATCTTCCCCCCTTATGTAAAATTCGTACCTATTTTGGGCTATTTTGTTGATTTTAATATCACCTGGTGTACCTTTATAGGTATCGGCATCACCTCTGCTTGTAATAGTATTTACACTTGAGGTTAAATTATCTACTTGGTTTTTTAGTATATCTAAGGTTTCATCTAATTGTCTTTTATCATCTTCTTTTCCAAAACTTTTAGTATACTTTCTGTAACTAACCTTTTTAGACATTATTTCATCCTTGTTTTACGATATGTTATAGCAAATGAATCAATATAACTTTTCTGATTGTCAAATACTATTTTACAATTCTTTCCCTTAGTTCCACTTGGAAATTTAAGTATTGGTGTAGCTATTCTTATTTGTCTTTTTTCTGAATTTAATCCATGCCAATTTTGAGCTTTTGTACCTAATAAACCTCTATACACTTCTACAATTACACCATTGTTATTTACTATAGTGTTTAATCCATCTTCATTTTGTGTCCATTTTAAATGCACCTTTTTAACTTTAACAATTTCTTTTACTTCGTTACCGCCTATAATACCACTTATATACAAGTATTGCCCTCTATGTAAGTGTACAAGTTCAGATAACTCACCTTGTTTTGTAGTGCTTGGATATTGACTATTAGGTGCATTTACAAATTCAGGTAATGAGTCCTTATTTAAAGAAAATGCATTTTTAATTGGATTACCATCAACATCTGTTAAACCATTTGTAGCTGTTTCAAATGTTGGCAATTCAGTTTCTATAGTATACAAACTAGCTGTTTTATCATTTGCTAAATAATGACCAATATGAGGCTTTCTGTTTTGGACTCTCATCGTTTGTAGCACACCGTCAACATATACCTTTAAATCGTCACTTTCAGAAGCATTTGATGTATTTAATTGATACTCATCATTTAATACTTCAAAATCAGTACCTTCTGTACTTACAGGATTAGGAGGTAATCCCCAATCTTCTGACTCTTCACTTTCTTCATATAAACTAGTTTGGTCAATATTATTAAAGTTTAATAAGCATAATTCACCTGTTATATACAATCTTTTAAATACTTTATCATAGTTACTGCTACCCATAACAAATTCTTTACTTTCCCAAGAAAATGCTTTTCTATTACGTTTATCTACACGATAGTTATACAACTGATAACCATCATTTAATACTACATCACCTTTATTAGTGACTATAGCAGAATTAATATTAGGACTGTTATAATAATCCCAACGTTTAGTATTTATGTTAAATGAGTATATTCTAGATTTATTATTCTCATAACTACCTGATAAACTATTTTCAACTTCTGAAAATCCTTGTAAAATAACGTATAATGACTTCTTAATTGAGTCATATACTACTCTAGGTGTATAACCTAAAGATTCTGCTTTTTTGATAGCATCTAGGTATCCTATTTGCCATTCTGGTCTACTATGATTGTAAAGTATTGCATCACCAATAGGTACAGCATTTCTACCATTGTGTGCGTATACATTGTTTCTATCAGCAAAGAACATTCCATCGTCTGTTACTACAACTGATTGACTATTTAATATTCCAACACCTTCTGTTTTTTCTTCTATATACATTCCTTCTGGATTGACTATGTATGTATTATTTTCATCAAATAAAAATATTCTATTAGCAAATGCAGCCATTGCTTTAGGTTGCATTGGTAAATCTAAGAAATCATTTGACCAATCAAACATAGAAAATTTACCTTGTTTAGAGCGAAGTAATATATGGCTACCATTATCTATTTTTGGGTGATTAATTTTAGATACAAACAGAAAATCATTAAGTTGACAACTAAGTGCATAATTAGGTGTAAAATGTTTCAATGTTTGTGATACACCGTTTAATCCTTCATAAGATATAGTTGTACGTTCATCATTAAATTTATGCTCATACATATTTTCTGTAATTGAAAAAACGTCATCTTTTCCATTAAGAGCTACAGATTTAACAAGTCTAAATAAATCTTTTTTATTTGTTCTTCTATAAATATTTATATGAGTTACTCTTGAATTAATAGATAAAGCAGTAGCATTTGGAACTCTTAATAACAATTCTAAACCTTTAGAATCTGCTGTAACAGTATATGGCCATTCATTATCTGTTAAAGGACTTTCTTGAAATCCATCGTATGTTAAACTTATTTTATAATAAACTTTAGATTCTGCTTTAAATTCAACACCAACATTTTGTTCTGTGCCATCTATAATTTCTGTATCAGCTTCTATTTCATTTCCAATAGAAAGAATAGCATTATTTAATAATTTAAGATGCGAACCTATCCCATTTGGTGCATTATCTGTATCATCATATGCAGCAGGATAAGCTTTGTCTAACAATTCGGTTGTAGGAAATGAAGTTCCTGCAGTACTTCCCCAACCCTCTGTAGGTCTTTTTTTAACTGAAACTTTTTCACCAGCTTTTAAAACTGCATAGTCAAATCCTGACTCTATATTAGGATTTTCTAATGGGTCACCACTTTTATTATTAGGAGACCTTTCATCTTCTGACCAATAATTCCATAGTTTGTCATATTTATAATATGGAAAAAGGCCCATACTATTTAAATTAGTCGTACTTTTTGTAAACTGAGGTCTCATCCATATACTTAGTGTTTCTTTTGTATTATCACCATTTTGTCCAATTATAATAGGACTATAAGTTTCTAATCTAATACCTATATCAGTTACAGGATTATTATCTTGACTAATTTGATTTGCTCTATTACCAAAATTATAAACATATGGACTATCAGCAAGTCCTGAATTTAAATTTTTAAATATAAAATTAGAATTTGTATAACTTACTAATTGATTATAATAACTTTTTTCATTTAAATAAGTTTGTTTTTGTAATGGAACAAGAGGTGAAGTAGCTGCTTTGGCTTGGCTACCTTTCCAATTATTTAATTTATCAATTCCATTATTTACTCCAATACCATCTCTTCTATAATAATCAATAGCTTTATTATCTACTACTGTTATTAGCATACCTTCTTCTATAGGAGTTTCTTCAGCTTTTCCTGATATAATATAACCATGCCTCATTTCAGATGAATTAAAGTGTATTTCTTGCCAAGAAATAAAATCTACATTTTTTACATTTTCTAATTTATACCCTGCAGGTAACTCTAGTTTTCTAAACGAACACCTAGGTGAAACTAAAGATTGAAATTTATTAGTGTAATGATGTCTATCTTTTGTATAATCTGTTTCTTTATAAACACTATCAGTAAGAGCTGTTGTGCTCCAACAAAATACAGCTTTTCTATTATCCCAATATGTTCCATTTGGATTATTAGCATCTTCACCAATATCTATAGGGTCAGTTTCAGTTGTATTATAAAAACCTGCATTAGTATCACCAAAAGTAGTTGTAGGAGATGTATTATGCGGATACCTATACGTTAAATATCCTGTACCAAATTGTGTTTCAGGTTGTTTATCATAATCAGATAAACTTTGCCCTTGTAATCTCCATATATTATCTTCACTTTCATTAAATCCTTCATCTGAATTTGCATCAGTGCTTAATCTTTCTAATATTCTAAACTTTTCTAATCCATAACCATATATTCTATGATGCTTACCACCAGTTGGCTCTTCATCAGAATAAGCTTTGTATATAGCATTATTATCAGCATTAGAAGCCCAAGTAATAGTAATCATATTATAATGACCAAATTCATCCTGGCCATAATAAGCACCACCATTTGTATTATCTTCTGTATTTACATAACCATTTCTAGTTGTGCCATTGCCAGCATCATCATATAACTGATAAGTACCATTATGGTCGTGATTATACCTATACTGATTAAATTTACTATATCCTTGTGTTGCAGGTACACTATTATCAGTTCTCCAACCTGCTTCAGTATCATTAAATTTAACATTGTCACCACTTCCTGTAGTTACACTACTAGAATTAGTGTTAGGAGCACCTTGTATTTCACTTGAAAAAGAAGCAGCATTATCTCCACCTGATACACTAGAAAATGCTACAGGACTATCATGCATAGTAAACATTACAATATCATTTTCATATTGTATTGTGCTTCCAGTATATTTAGGTCTCCAAAATCTTACATTGTCTATATCTCTACCAGATACAGCTCCTCCATGAGTTATAAATTCACCACTTAATTTTCCAAAAAATGAAACAATATGAGCAACAGAATTACCAAGTTCAGATGCTGATAAAGTTCCTGTTATTCCTGTAAAATACCATTCTTTAAAATGAGGTTTTAAACAATGTCTAAAATTTTCCCATTGTCTATATTTACCCTCTTTAGAAACCCAACCTAAATTTGTACCCGCATGAAAAGTATGTTGATTTTTATTTGGGTCACTAGCTACATTAGGGTGGTACCAACTTAATACTTCTCCTGATGGATTTCTAAATTCAAGAGCATCAAATTCTTTTAGCTGACTATATCCAAATGCTCCGTTACGTTTTATTCTTGTATCACTACCTTTTATAGAATAAAATTCTTCTCCATGGTCGTTTCCAGCTTCATTACTAGCTATTGATGATATATGTCGATTAGCAGGTTTATCATGTCCTATTCCAAATTTATCATAAGGCGCATAAAAATCCCCAGGATTAGAAGTATAATATGCACATTCTTGATAAGGAGGTGTTTTGTCAAACATATACATTAAATATGTAGTTCCTAAAGCACTTTGCGTGTCACTAGAACCACTATATTGTTCCCAAGCTTGAGGTCTAAAATTGTATAAAAATAAATCCCACCTTTCATTTGGCATTTCATTTATTTTATTATAACTAACCCACACTCTCCATTTACCATCTCCTACAGCAGAACCTCCACCAGCTCCATCACCTAAATGAGGTTTATGTGAATATGTTTCGCATATAGAAGCAATATACTTTTCTTCAGGTTCTCTATTGAATTGATATCCATTAATTAAATCTTCATAATCTTCTTGTCCAGAGTCACCATTCCATAGTCTAACTAAACCTTCGCCAAAAGTAGTGTCATCTTTAGAAATTAAAGTATCATGTATTCTAGTAAAGTCAAGAGTGACTTCTCTAAATGTTATCTTGTTTTCGTCTGCATTTATACCATCCCAATTTGTTATATCAACTAAATATAGTTTGTTATGCTCATTTTTATTTGCAACCCATAATTTACCATACCCCATATAATAGTTTTTATTTGAAGTATCTCCACCAAAATTACCTTCACCATCTGCACTTTTACATTCTGCTATTGTTGCTATTTCAAAACCTGGTACACCTAATACATCTTCTAAATCTACTGTATCAACTAATTTATATGAAGACGAGATATCAGAACCTTTACTGTCTTTTATTAAAATAGAATTTGAAGTATTGCTAACTTGAGTCTCAGTTTTAGAAGTTGTTTTTATCCTATATAAAAGATTACTATCATTTACATGACCAAATGCATAAGCAGGAGTTCCGCTATAACATTTAGCATTATCATGAGCAAATGCATTAGCATTTCCTGTACCTGTATTTGCTTCTAAATCTGAATCACTAGATAAATGTCCTATATATACAAATCTAATCATATCAGTATCAGTTTCTACTGCTGTTTCATCTATAGTTCCAGTAGAAGGACTGTATACTAATTGAAATAAATCTCCACTATGTAATTCTTCGCCATCACTTCCACCATTAGTTGAATCTATAGTGCTAGAATCTGCACCTGTTTGGTTTACAGAATCTAAATTACCTTTTGCAAATGATTTTAAATTCCTTAAATAAGTAAATACATTTTCTCCAGAACCACCATATACTGATATGTTTTGACTAGATGCAGTAAAGCTATCACCCATATCTAATCTAAATATCATCCCCTTTTTAAAACTTGCAAATGTAGGACTACTAACACCTGCGTTTGTTAAACATTTTTTAGCCCAATTATTTACACTTCTAATATTAGCTGTAGTAATAACTGTATTATTCCAATCATTACCATTTACAGGATTAGCATAAATATCTGCACTACCAGCTATACCACCATTTGTGCTATTTAATCCATAATGTAAAGTAGGTACAACAAGATTATCTACAGATATATCACCGTTATTTATATCTAATGGATATAATTTATTAGATTCAAGTTTATCTTCGTCTGTATATGTTCTATCAAGTTGTTTTCTATCTATTTGTCCAAGCCATAAAGAATTAGTGCCACTAGAATTTCCAGTACCAATGTATAAATTTTTATTTCTTTGTTCTGCAGTTATATTGAAATTATCAGAAGAAGATGCTATTGAACCCATTTCTAAAATAGATAAATTTTCAGTACCTAATCCTTTAATTAATTTAGCTTTTGAAGTATTAGTTATACCAAATAAGTTTGATTCACCTTTTTGATTTATGTTCTTTAAAAACTTAAATCCATAAGGCATATTTTCAACATTAGAATCTGGAAGTATTCCATTACCTTTTACAAATTTACCATCTTTTGTATCACTCCACGCAGAAGGTGTTGTAATAGCTCCATATTCATCTTTATCAGGAAATATAACATAAGATGTAGTACTATTAACTTTTAATTTTAAATTAGACGCACCAAAAACTAAATCATCAGAATGGCTTTGAGGCATATTTAAATTGCCTGTAAATAAACTTCTAATAACAACAAATGCGTCACCATCTGAGTTAGTTGTGTAAAATGAAGTAAAGTAATTATTTATGTTACTAGCATTTTTAAGCGCAGTATTAGGTTCTAAATTATTAATTGCTGTAATAGTTGCATCAGCAAATTGTTTTTTATCATTATATCCAGTTGCATTTATATTTACAACTGTCCAATTTTTTGAACTTGCTTGAGCTGTAACAGCTGCAGGTACTGTTCCGCTTACGTTATAATAAATTAAAAATGTTTTATTATAGCCATATAACAAAAAACCGTTACCTGTATAATTAAGTAAAGTGTCACTAGTAAAACGTAATCTCCATCTAGAATAACGTGGCAATTCCCAACCTGAATCACCAAGTATATAATTACCCTTTATACCACGAAGAGCACCTCTTTCAAACTCACTATCTACATCAAGTGAAAAGGTGGCAAAATCGTCACCTATATCAGTTTCAGAGGATGCTCCTATAAGTCCACTAGTAAACTTACTTACTTCTTTTACATCTATAGCCATTAAGTAAGTGCCATGTAAATTTCTATATCAACAGCAGCTGTATCAGCTTGTGCTCTAACTTCTGTTAAATCACCTAAACCTGCTTTAGCAGCAACTCCAGCTGAATTAGCATCCATAACATCAACAACACCACTTGACAAATCAGGACATAAAATAAAAGATTGACCTTTATCTACTTTTATACATACTTCGTCACTGTTTTCATTTTTAAAGAATAAAGCAACATAGTTAGTATCATCTAAATTAGTTATTCTAAGATACTTTACGTTACCTTCTACAAACTGACCTTTACCTACTGCAGAACCATCAAATCCTAAAACTGTTGTTTCTGATGTTGGTATACTTTCAGTTCTTCTATATATATCACTTACAGAAGCGATAGTATGAGAATGTGTTTGTCCTTCGTCTTTACTATTTAAAGTAATAGCTTCAGTTACTGTTAATGTCAGAGTGGCTGTTCCATATGACCTAGCCATTATCTTCCTCCTTTGGTTTATAATTACATTTAAAATTCTCTAATAAGTTAATTCTTTTTTCTAACTGCTCAACTTTTGCATCTAACTCGTTTTTGTCAAATACATACGCCATCATTTTATCTAACTTAAAATGTTTAGTTAGATATGTGGCAATTTGGTTTACTAGCATTTTAGATAAAATCATTCGTCATTCATCCCGCCTTTTTCCATCATCCTTAAAAACTTATCTTTTAATCCGTTACCTGATAATCTAGCAATTATTTCTACTTGTGCTTTAAATATACCATTTAACTTCTTTTGTTCCATTTGAACCAACTTTTGTTGGTCAATGAGTTTAATAATGATACCTTCCAACCTCTTGAAGTCTTGGTCTAATTCTGTCATCAGAGTCTGTTGAATGAATCTGTTCTGCTTCCATATAAAAAATCCGAACGCCATCGCTACTGCTACTGGTATTCCAAATTGTTCCAAGATTGTAAGTATGTCCATTATTCTCCATAACTTTTTTCAGCAAACCTTTTTCCTAAAACTTGAAGAGGATTATTAAATGTATAAGTTCTATTAGTATTAGGGTTTTGATACATAAAATTATACCCTTGTTTAGAATCTTCTAATATACCTTTTAATAATGTTTCGTGATTCATAAGCTTTAATAAAAGACCTTCATTAGGACCACTTCCTACACGACTAGGCCAATGACCATCACCTCCTGGTCCGTATCCAGCTTTATTTGCGTTTATGTAATCATAATTAAACATTATTTATTTCCATCTATCAATTCTCCCCATAACGAGGTTTTGCCATTTATAATTTGTACTATATGTACAGTAAATAAGCCTCCTCTAAAGTAATCAACCACTGCAAAAGCATGTGCCCAATTTATAGCTTTACCACCAAGCCATGGATTTGCATCGGGACTCATATCTTTTAAACATCCTAAACTCCAAGCAGACTTAGGTCCGTCTATATGAGTTACTGATGCTTGTTGTAGTCCATGATGATGTCCATACATTACATTAGCACCTAATGTTAAATGTGCTTTAGCATGGTGCATACCATTTTTGTGATGTCCGTGATAAAAGTGTAGTTTACCAATCTTTAACCATTTACTAGGTTCTAAAGTAGCAGGATAATATTTGTATCCTCTTTCTTTTAGATTAGTACTATTTTCGAATTTATATTGTGGTAAATATGGATGTTGTGCTACAAACATGTTGCACCATTCATCGTGATTGCCACCGCATAAATACTTCTCTTTTACCTTAGCTTTATCTAAAGACTCATCAATACTGTCAAGAAGCTCATTAACACCTTTTACATCTTCATCAATCCTAGGTATTATATATTCCAATGGTGGCTGTTTTTTTCTTTTCCATTGGTGGTGGGATACACTTCCCCACTCTCCTAGGTCACCTAAATCTATATAGATATCAGGTTTTATTATTTCTATTGCTTTTTTAACAACGTTTATCGCTGCTTTATCATGTATTGGTGCATGTTTATCTGGTGTGACAACTGCACGTTTTAATACACCTTTGTCTTTTGCCATAGACTCTCCTTAGTTTAGTTCTTTATCTTCTGTATCTCCCCAATCATTGGGATTAGTCCAGGCGGAAGTCGCGTCTTCCAAAAGTTCTAAAGTTCTTGTTCTACTTAATTTCAAAAATCTATCACCGCATTTCATACATTGCCATATTAGGGACTTTTTGTATGCTCCTAGTATTTCGACTCCAGCTATAGCTTTTTCTTCGCATTTAGGGCATTTTTCGGGCTTTTTCTTATATTCTACTTCACTCTCTACACCAATCTTTTCAACCATGTCCCCATTAACATCATTTGTTAAATCATTAAGTAGAACAAACAACTTGCTAATCATTACTTCATTATAGCTTCTTTGACTACTTCTTCAACAGAATCATAGATTGCTGTAATAATCTTTTCTTCTGTCTTTTCAGAAATAATAGGTATGTCAACATTATCGTTTAATTTAGTAATGATTTTTTCTTTCATTTCATCATTAAATATGTAATTAACTACCATCTCTTTTAAGTCCATTGTTTCTCCTATGATTTAAACCCTAATATCCATGCTATGTAAGATATAGCACTACCAAGTGCAATTCCTGCAATAGTGTTTAATCTTTCTATAGCTGTTTCGTTTTTTCTTACTCTACCGTTTTGCTCTTTTAACATATCTTTGATTTCTTTTAAATCTTCGTATGTTGTCTTTTGTATTGTAGAAATTTTTGTTAATTGTCTTATAATTTTTTCTTCCATTAAAAATCGAATGGCTTAATAAACCCTGTCCTATATTTTGTTCTTTCAAATTTTTTCATATCCTTTATACCTTTTTGGAAC